GGGAAAACTATCTCCCAGCGCCCGCAAATTCGCAGATCAACTGCCTATCTATGGCGCGGGATATGGCGGGTTGGCTACTTTGTCTCCTGAGGGTGCTGTTGCTTTAGGTGGACTTCAAGCTGCTGGCGCGGTCGCAAAAGGTGTATCCAACCAAATGACGCGCCGCCAAGCGAACCGCGCGCTTGTAAGCGCCGCCCAGCCCGGCGGCGTTATAAAGCCCGGCGGCCCAGGCTTCTACGTTCTGTCGCCTGTTGCGCAGCAGAACGTGATGGCGCAAGAACGCGCGCAACGCAACCAACGCTAACACAGACTTGATGAGGCGCTGACGTGACGACCATCGACCAGACCGAAGCGCGGCTGAACACGCATGAGGAGGTGTGCGCCTTGCGGTATGACGGCATCTGTGCGCGGCTGAAACGCTTGGAGAACATCGGCGTAGGCGCGGCGGGTACGATCATCATGCTGCTGGTCACTATCGTAATGAAGATTAGCTAACCACCGCGGTCTGAAAGACTGCTTTGTAGGGTGATTCATGGCAGTCAATCAGTACGACGTTGACCCAGAGGGCGACGCCAAAATTGCTGAGTTAGCCGCCGATCTCGGCAGTCAGAACGCAGCAGCACTTCGACTGAACGTCAGCCGTGCGGCGGTGCAGAACGCTTGCCGCCGTCATGTGGCGCGGACAGCCGCGGTTCTGTCGCTCGACACGCCCAAGGCAGACCCGCTGCCGCCAGCCGATCTCCCGTTTGCAGAACGGCTGGCGCTGATGAAAAAGCGCAACGCGCTGCGGATCGCACATGCGCAGGCGCAAGCCTGGCAGACCGTGCGGATACCGATCAAAGGGCCATACGCCATCTGCTGGTTTGGCGATCCGCACCTTGACGACCCGTTCTGCGACTTGGTCGGCTTCGAGCGTGACGCGCGCATCTGCGCCGAAACCGAAGGGCTGTACGGCGCCAACGGCGGTGATTCGATCAACAACTGGGTGGGCAGGCTTGAACGCCTGTACGGCGAACAGTCGGCCACGGTATCAGAAGGCTGGGAACTGGTCGAGTGGGCGCTGAAGCATCTAGGCGTCAACTGGCTGGTGTGGATTCTGGGCAACCACGACACATGGAACTACGGCAAACGCATCTTCGACGGCATGAACACCGAACGCATCCTGATGCGCGATTGGGACGCCAAGCTGCAACTGGCGTCGCCGTGCGGCGGTATCACCCGCGTCTGGGCGCGGCACGACTTCAAGGGCCACTCAATGTACAACGAGTTGCACGGCCTGAAGCGGGCGGCAATGATTGACGAACACGCCGACATCTACGCCGCGTTTCATAGGCATACGTTCGGCACCGGCCAGGGCGAGTTCGCAGGCGGGCGGCGCTACACGCTGGTGCGCGCCAAGGGCTACAAGGAGAGCGACGACTACGCACTCAAGGGCCAGTTCGCAGAACAGCGCAGCGGGCAGTCAGTGGTCACGGTCATCACGCCGCGCAACGGCGCTGCCCCGGCGGTCAGCGTGTTTGAGGATGTGCAGGAAGGCGCGGACTTCCTGACGTACAAGCGCAGAAAGGCTGGGTTGTGATCGACCTTCTGTGGTATTATACCTTCCGGTACGGAAAACGCATGGGCGTTACGCAATGAGCATTGTCCTTGGCCCCCGGTCTATCGCCCGCTTGCAGGACGTGCATCCTGATCTGGTGCGCGTCGTTCGCCGCGCTGCTGCCCTGTCCAGTCTGGACTTCACCGTGCTGGAGGGGCTGCGGACGCTGCCCAGGCAGAAGCAGTTGCTGGCGCAGGGCGCGACCCGCACGTTGAACTCCCGGCACCTGACCGGCCACGCCGTCGATCTGGCGCCGATGATCGGCGGCACCGTGTCGTGGGATTGGCCGCTGTATCACCGTCTGGCCAAGATCGTGAAGGCTGCCGCGGCGCACGAAAAAGTCCCGATTGTCTGGGGCGGTGACTGGAGAACTTTCAAGGACGGCCCACATTGGGAATTACCGTGGAAGCAATACCCCAAAGGAGAATGACATGAAGTTTGTTTCTTGGCTTGTGAACCGGCTCAAAGAGCCTAGCACCTACGCCGGCGTCGCCAGCCTCGCGCTGGCGCTGGGCCTGACCGACGTGCAGTGGGAAGCGATCTCGGCTGCGGTTGCCGGTCTGGCTGGGCTTGCCGCCGTGTTCCTGATGGAAAAGCCTGAGGCGTGATCAAACTCCTGACGCTCTTGCTGTCGCTGCTTGACCGGGTGTTTACCGATTTCGGAAACGCCAAGCTGCGGGCGCAAGGGCGTCAGGATGCACAGGAGCAACTTGATGCGAATGTTGCCAAGGCTGAAGCCGCTATGGACGCTGACGATCCCGCTCGTCTTGACCGGCTGCGTGACAGGTTCGACCGCGCTCGTCGGTGACTACTGCCGCATCGCCAAGCCGATCAGCTACGACAGCAAGACGGACACCGCTGAGACGGTGAAGGCAATCGAGACGCACAACTCTACGTGGGTGTGTCTGTGTGAATCAGACTGTCCCGCCAGCACTGCAAATACCAGATAGCCTTGCCGATCTCCTGCACCGTGGCGTCCTTATGCCCGGCGCGGCTCATGTACTTCAGCGCGTTGCCGCGGCAGTAGCCGGCAAACTCCTCTGGCGATAGCTTGGCCTGGAGGTAGTCAATCGTCTCGATGCCGCCGACCTTGTAGTGGTCGGGATTGACTGCGTCCGTCATGCGCCCAGCCTCGCCATCAGTTCGGCGCGCTCCCGCGCGTTACGCAGCATGGCGTACCGCTGGTGCAGGCGGCGCACGATCCCGATGCGGCGGCGCGTCGCCATCTCGTCGTCCAGCAGGCGCTTGACCTCGGCCTCCGACATGGACGTGAGCGTGGCGGCCAGCGACCGCCAATCAACCTTGTTCATTCTTCAACTCCTTCATCGCTATGTCTGACACGGCACGCTTTTCGTGAAGGGCCGCCCAGATGCGTTCGTCAATAGTTTTTTCGGTCAGCATCACGTAGACCCACACCGCATGGCGTTGCCCGCCGCGGTGCAGGCGTCCGACCGTCTGCTCGTACAGTTCCAGCGACCACGGCAGCGACACGAACACCATGTGGCAGCCGCCGTGCTGGAGGTTCAGGCCGTGGCCGGCGGACTTTGGATGCACCAGCAGCAGTTCGACCTTGCCCGCGTTCCACCGCTCGATCACATCCTTGTCTTCGATGGTCTGGGCGTGCGGGAAGCGCCGGCGCAGTTCGGCTAGTTCCTCCTGGTAGTTGTACACCACGATGGTGTTGGCGCGCTGGTTCTCGTCCAGCAGTTCCGCCAGCCGGTCGAACTTATGGCTGCTGAACCAATGCACCGGCAGCGGCCCCTCGCGGTTGTAGACGAACCCTGACGCCATCTGTTGCAGCTTGGTCGTCACCGACGCGGCGTTCTGGGCGATGACGCGGTCGTCGCCGAACTTGACCACGTAGTCGCGCTTCATCTTCTCGTATGGTCCGCGATCCGCAAGCTGAACCCGCGTCTCAACGACATGGCACGGCGGCAGCTTGTCCTTGTAGTCGCCTGGGTCAAGCACGAACGTCGCCGGCTTGATCCGCTCCATCACCTGTTCCAGCGCGCCGGGTGCCGGCGTCCACTGGCCAAACTCGCGGTTGACGCAGTGGAAGTACTGCTGGAGGAACGCGCCCTTGGCGCGGCCCAGCAAGCCTTGGTCGATGATCTTGCACTGACCGAACACGTCCTCAAGGCCGTTCGACGTAAACGACCCGGTCAGACCCCAACGTATCGCCATCGTAGACATAAGTTTCTCCAGTGCTTTGAACCGCTTCCCGCTGGGGTTCTTCAGCCGCGTCAATTCGTCAAACACAACACCATCAAAACCTGACAAATCTTCGAGCTTATCAAGGTTGTCGTAGTTGATGACGACCACAGGCGCGGCGCTGGCCAACGCCGCTTTACGCTGCGCCGGGGTGCCAACCGCCAGCGCCGGCGTGATGTTAGACCACTTCGGTGCTTCGACCGGCCACACGTCCGTACAGACGCGCTTGGGCGCAACCACCAGCCACCGCTTGACCAGACCGTCGTTCAGCATCGCCTGCATGGCGGTGAGCGTGATCGCGGTCTTGCCAGCGCCCACCGGCGCAAGGATCATCGCCCGGTCGCGCTCGTACAGGAAGTCGGCAGCGTCGTCCTGGTATGGTCTTAAGCGAAGCGATTGGCCCACGAATCCACACCTTCCTTCGACCACAGCACGGCGTAGTGCTGGCGCGCTGTCTCCATCTGTTCGGCGAATACCTCT